TCAGAAGGATCTATTAATTCGAGTTCTGTACCAAAGCGTTTGTTTACATATTCTTCCTTTGATATAGGAACTTTTTTCACTGCCTAATCTTTATTTAATAATCTGGCATTAAATGTAGTTCTATTTAAAAATGGTCCAGGTATACCTAATAAATTAGCTGGTTCTAGATCAATTAACCATTTTGGAGCATTATCGTTCCATACTCTTTTCTAATATCCATCAGGCTGTACTTCAATATGCATATACTTGTTTTTCAGCCATTCTGGTAATATTCTAGCTCTATTAGCATCCTTAAATGGATTAAGATCCCATATATCTTCGGTAGTAATAGTACGTAAATCACCATTATCTTTATACTTTACAGATATATTTCCACCAGTACTATTTATCATATCTCCATGTACATAAGGAATACTTTCAGGTTTATGCTATGTAGTTTTCGCTATATCTCTCAACTAGACATTTGGTACATCTGTTACATTACTTCTATACACAGGCATACCGTTTTCTTTGATACCGGTATTAATAAGATATCTATCATCATGAGG